TCTTCTACCTGAAAAAACTAATCTTATTTGGAACTCTGAAGAAGTAGTTTCCACAATCAAAAAAGAACTAAGATACTTTAATAACAGAGACCATCTATTATTGATAGGTGACCCTGCTGTTATCGGTATATGTACCGCTATTGCTGCAGATTATAATCAAGGTCGTGTTAAATTTCTTAAATGGGACAACCGTGAGTATAAATATTATCCAGTAGAGGTGGAATTATGAGCATTATAGATGAGATGGAAAAAGAAACTCAGCCAGACATAAAGGCTGAAGACTTAGGAAACATAAGCGATTTGGGTCGACAGTTATCAGAACTGGAAGAAAAGATTCAAATAGAAGAAGAACATTTAAAGTCATTGAAAAACGAGCATCGTAAAATTAGTGAGGATTTACTCCCTAATAAATTACGAGAACTTGGAGTCAGTGAATTTAAGTTAGCAGATGGTACAAGTATGTCAATACAACAATACTACTCTGCGAGAATAACCCCAGATAACCGAGACGCATGCTTTCATTGGCTTGAGAATAACGGTTTAGGGGATATTATAAAGAATACTGTTTCGGCGAACTTCGGTAGAGGTGAAGACGACGCAGCATCAGAACTCATGACTCAGTTAGAAGATGATGGGCACTCCCTAGTTCAAAAGAAATGGGTAGAACCTATGACACTAAAAGCTGTAGTCAGGGAGCAGGTGGAAAAGGGAACCGACCTACCCCTTGAAACCTTTAATGTATATGTGGGTCAAAAAATAAAGGTGAAAAAATGACCGAGAAAAATGAAAAAGTGACCGAAGAAAAAGAAACCCAAGCAACTGAGAAAAAAGAAGTAGCACAAAAAGAAGCAACGAAAAAAGAATCGACCGCTCTCACTACTGCAACTGCTTTTGAAGAAGATGCTGGTGGTGGATTGGAAAATATAACAGCCGAAGATCTTACTATTCCTCGTCTTAAAATACTTCAAGCGTTAAACCCAGAAGTAAATAAAAGAGATGGTAAGTATGTTGAAGGTGCTGCAGCTGGAGATATAATGAACACAGTAACCAAAGAACTCTACACAGAGAACGATGGTTGTGTGGTTATACCTGTAGCTTATAAGCGTATGTTTCTAGAATGGACGCCACGTGAAAGTGGTGGAGGTTTAGTTAAACAACACGTTGACCCTAATATTCTCAATCAAACTACGAAAGATAAAAAAGGAGCAGATATACTGGAGAATGGTAATTACATTCAAACGTCTGCTACCCACTATGGTCTCGTAGTGGATGGAGAATCCTTTCAACAAGTAATGATCCCTATGGCTGGGACACAGCTAAAGAAGTCTCGTACTTGGAATTCTGTGATGGCGAGTATTAAGGTTAAGTCTAGTACAGGCAAAGTCTTTACTCCTCCATCTTACAGTCACAAGTATAAACTTACAACAGTACCAGAGTCTAATGATCTTGGACAGTGGTTCGGTTGGAGTATTGAACTAATGGGAGTACTTACCGAAGAGGACATGTTTCTATATCAAGAAGCCAAACAATTTGCAGGCAATATAAGTTTTGAAAATAGTTTTGGCAAGCCTGAAGAAGAAGCTCCATTTTAGTTGTAATTTAGTTTGGGTGGGGGTAATTCCCCACCCCTTTTTGGAGCGCATTCCTTGGAAATATCGGAAAAACTACATGAAATCTTCCACGGCTCAAGTCGAGCTCACGGTAGCTTTATGGTAGAAAATAGTTCATTAGGACAAAAGACCCAAGGCAAAGCAAAAACAATAAAAACAATCGGAGCCAGTGTTAAACATTGGCAACAACACCTTGAGGGCAAGGAAGGTCTGGGTATCATACCCATAGACGAAGAAAATTCTGTTAAGTGGGGAGCAATAGACATAGATGTTTATTCCCTTAATCTAGAAAAACTTGTTTCGAAAATAGAAGAGTTTAAACTGCCTTTAGTTGTTTGTCGTAGTAAAAGCGGTGGTGCTCATGTGTTTTGTTTTCTACAAGAAAAAGCACCTGCTGCAGATATGCAAGACAAACTTAGAGAAATTTCTGCAGGTCTAGGTTATGGTGGCGTAGAAATATTCCCCAAACAAAGAGAAGTCTTGGTAGAACGTGGTGATATAGGTAGTTGGTTAAACATGCCGTACTTTGAAGGAGATGAATCTTTAAGGTATGGTTTCAATCCCGAAGGCAAAGCCCTGTCCTTAGAAAACTTTATCAAGTTTATTGAGAAACGAGCCATAACACATGAAGAACTTATTGAACTAGAGGTTCCTATACTGGACGACATAAAAGATGGTCCACCGTGCCTTCAAGTATTACTCAAACAAGGTTTTCCTAAAGGAACACGTAACAACGGTTTATTTAATGTAGGTGTTTATCTTAAGAAGTCTGACCCAGAAAACTGGCAAACAGAAATAGAAGAATATAATCGTAAGTACGTTCATCCCCCTTTACCAGCACAAGAAGTTCTCACTTTAATAGGAACACTTAAAAAGAAAGAATACAACTATAAGTGTAGTGATGAACCTATCAAATCTTACTGTAATGTAGCTAAGTGCCGTGGCTGTAAGTTTGGGGTTGGTGGAGGAAACGCAACACCCACATTTTCTAGTCTAGCTAAACTAGACACTAAACCACCGCTCTGGTTTTTATCAATCAATGACAAGCGGTTAGAACTTAACACAGAACAGTTACAGAATCAGTTAAAGTTTCAACGTGCTTGTATGGAAGTGTTAAATATGATGCCTCCTAAAATACAAGACAGGGCTTGGCAGGCATTGATACAAAGTTTAATGGACAGCGGTATGGAAATCATAGAGGTAAGTGATGACGTAACTATAGAGGGTCAGTTTATGGAACTGCTTGAATCTTTCTGCACAGACATGGCTCAAGCCAACACCAGAGATGAAATACTGTTAGGTAAGCCTTACACAGAAGAAGGCAAAACATACTTTAGAATTAAAGATTTAAAAGACTACTTAGGAAAGCACAGATTCACAGATATGCAAACGAATCAGATAGCTTCTAAACTAAGAGACTTAAAAGCGGAACATAAGTTCTGGAATATAAAAGGTAGAGGCACTAATGTTTGGTATATCAATGAGTTCAACTACAGTGAAGAAACCAAAGAAGGACTTGAGGCTAAGGACTTTGGGGAGAGTGATCTATAATGTGGAACGTGGTACTTGGTCCACCTGGAACTGGAAAGACTACCTATCTTTTAGATACGGTGGAGAAGTTTTTAGAATCAGGAGTACACCCAGACAAACTTGGTTATGTGGCGTTTACTAAAAAAGCTGCCAACGAAGCACTAACAAGAGCGGTAGAAAAGTTTGGCTATGATCCTAAAGAACTGGTGTATTTTAGAACCCTACACTCTTTGTGTTATCATTGGCTAGGGCTTACTAGAAGTGATGTAATGGCTAGAAGCAACCTAAGAGAGTTTAGTAGAACAATAGGGGAAAGAATTGGTTCAGCTTGGGACGGTGAAAATCTTATGGCTTTAAAAACTAAAGGCGACACTATGCTTTTCTTAGAAAACATGGCTCGTAATAAAGGTATCGGTTTTAGAGAACATTGGAACGGTGCTGATTCAAATATATCTTGGCTACATTTTGAGTGGTTTGTTAAAAACTATAGGAACTACAAAGACAGTAATTTCCTAACAGACTACACAGATATGTTAGAAATGTTTCTTGAATCAAAAGGTTCACCAAACCTAGAGGTTTTGATAGTTGACGAAGCTCAAGATCTTTCTGCTCTACAGTGGCGATGTATAGAAAAGTTGGCAGAAACCGTGGAACATGTTTATATTGCAGGAGACGATGACCAAGCAATCTATAAGTGGGCTGGTGCAGATGTTAATCATTTTATAAATCTAACAGGCAAAACCACCTATTTAAATCAATCGTATCGTGTACCTAGAAAAGTACATGACGTTGCTTTAGGGGTGGTAAAAAGAATAGGTAACAGAAAAGAAAAAGTTTGGGAACCTAAAACTGAAGAAGGTTCAGTAAACTATCATACAAGTTTTGAACACGTAGACATTACTAAAGGGGATTGGCTTTTCTTAGCCAGAAATAACTACCTTTTAAATGCGGTAGAGGAACACTTAAAAGTCAATGGTAGGGTTTATCAGAAAGGCAATAAATCTTCAGTTTCTGAAAACCTAATTACTGCTATTAAAGACTGGGAAGCACTACGCAAGGGAGCCTCTATAGAGGCTGCAAGAGTCCGAAAGATATACAGGTATATGAAGGTGGGTAAAGGGGTTAAAAGGGGCTATAAGACGCTTAAAACGGTCAGAGACGACCTTAATTTATCCCTTACTGAGCTAAAAACTGACCATGGGCTATTAATGGACTGTATTTGGCATGAATGCTTTGATTTAATCGGTAATACTCAAAGAGAATATGTCATATCTTGCCTTAGACACGGGGAGAAATTGTTTTCTTCTAAAATAAGATTAAATACCATACATGCTGCTAAAGGTGGGGAGTGTGAGAATGTGGTTTTACTAACCGACCTAGCAAATAAAACTTGGGAAGAACTCTACCGTAATCCAGACAATGAGTGTCGTGCGTTTTATGTAGGAGTTACGAGAACTATGGAGAACCTGCACATAGTACGGGGCAAAACTCGTAAGGAGTTTCTGTTCACATGATGAAAGTTATAAAAGGTGCTTTAAAAGAACACGACATACACATAGAAAACTGGGATGAACCTTGTATAAGAAACTTTAATGGTAAAAAAGTACAGGGAAGACACACCAAAGGATACGGAACATCCGTTTTTAACTATGCTGGAAAAACTTATGAACCTGAACCGTGGACTACCAGCATGAAAATAATAAAAATGGACACTGAGTTACTGGTGCATAAAGAAACAAAGAAGGCTGTAAGGTTTAATTTCTGTTTGTGCGGTTTGTATGAAACAGGAGAAACTTCAATTCCTCATCACTCAGACACCATACCTACAAGAGAAGACTTAGTGGTAGGAATTTCTTTTGGTGCTCCTAGAATACTAGAGTGGCGAGAATACAACCAAGAAATAAAAAAGAAAACCGACTCCAGCAAAATTCATCTACATGGGTTTCATTTAAGGTATGAAACAAAACGATATCTATTAGAACACGGGGATGTGTATATTTTTGACGGACACTCTCAAATGAACAGTACTCATTCAATACCATCCATTGAGAACGTAGGGGAGAGAATTAATTTGACGTTTAGGACTGGATTGTGACTAAAATTTTTAGCAACAATCCTATACTTTCCCTTTACAAGTAAAGTAAAATATATATATGGCTAATAGTAAGATAAACACAACAGCGGAACCTCAGGAGAAGTCCAAAAAAGTAAAGGTGTGCAACAACAATGAATAACACAGAAAGATTCTTCTACTACATAAACGAAAGACACAAAATCTTTATAAAGCGTCAACTAGGGGATCCTTTTCCGTGGACTAAAGACGAGATACTACAAACATACAGTTTCTGTAATGTGTTTAGAGAACTAGACACAGTCACTCTATGGCTTCGCCAAAATTGGAGAGAACCCTACGCAGACCACCCTAACCTACCTTTTGCTATGGCGATGGCTAGACAAATCAATTGGCCATCCACTTTAGAAGAAATAGGCTTCCCTGAACATTGGAACCCTGAACGTATTAAAGCTATTATGCAAGGGAGAATGAATAGGAAAGAAAAAGTCTATACAGGGGCATATATGTTAACAGGCACTTTAGGAGGAACTAAAGTAGAACAAACCATAGACAAAATATTGACCCCTTTATATGAAAACCCACCACCCATACACCACAATAGTCTACAGAACACATGGGCGGAATACTTACCTTATGCTGGATTTAGTGGGTTTATGGCTTATGAAGTGGTTACCGATTTAAGACACACAAAACACCTAGAAAACGCAGAAGATATTATGACTTGGGCTAACGCTGGTCCAGGAGCAAAACGTGGTTTAAATAGAATACACGGTAGACCACTAAACCAAACCATTAAAAAAGAACAACTAAACGAGGAAATGAAAGAATTACTGGACATTTCAGAAGAAGTTACAAATACGTTAGACCCCTCTGTCCCTGACTTAGAAATGAGAGAGATAGAACACTGCCTTTGTGAGTTTGACAAGTATGAAAGAACTAGACTAGGGGAAGGCAGACCTAGAGCAAAGTATAAATATAAAGGAGAAGAGCGTGCCAGCAAACTTTAAACACATTCAACAACTAGCAGACCGAGACGTAGATAAATTAAAAGAAGCAGAAAAAAGCTATGGCGACAGTTGGCGCAGCAGAGGCGGTGTGGGAGCTTTTATGATGTTAGCACGTAAGTTCGACCGCATAGAAAATCAGGTTAGTAAAGAAGGCTACGATATTTTTAGGACAATAGAGAACGACCCCACTGCTACAGGTATATTAGACGACATACAAGATTTAAGACGATATTTATTATTAGTAGAGTCCCACATAGGTGTAGAAGCCTATATGAAAGACCTAGAAAAAAGAGAGGATATATGAAAGAAATAGAAATAAAATACTGTGACCCACGGGCTAAAGATCGTGGTTCACCTAGTTACGCCACTGATGGTGCGGGAGGTGTAGATCTGCGTTCCTGTGATAATGCAATGATTTATCCAGGAGAAACAGTTAAGTTTCCTACAGGATATGCACTCTACATAAAAGACACAAACCTATGTGCATTTATTATGCCCCGTTCTGGTTTAGGTGTACAAGGAATACTGCCAGCAAACGTGCTCGGCTTAATTGATTCAGACTATCAAGGTGAAATGATAGTGTATTTAAAAAACCATTCTAACGAGCCTTACCTTGTTTCAAATGGTGACAGAATTGCTCAATTGGTGTTTATGCCAATCGAGCGTGTATTATTTAACCCAGTACCTGACTTTAGTAAAGAGACAAAACGTGGTACAGGTGGATTTGGTAGTACTGGCAAAGGATACGGAGAAGTATAATGAAAATATATATACCAACAAGAGGCAGACCATTTAATCAAGAAACTTTAAAGTGGTTTCCTAAAGAAATGCAAACAAACGGTCAGGTGATATTAGTTATAGACCCCGATGAAGAAGATCAATATTATAATTATAAAGACACACCTAAAATGGTTGTACCTGAAGATTGCGTAGGTATTGGTCCAAAACGCAAGTATATTGTAGAAAACACAGACGATGCTCGTATGGTTATGTTGGATGATGACCTAAGATTCTATATTCGTAAAAGTCCAACAGACTGGCATCTCAGGTATTTAGAATCTAATGAGTATCCTGCTTTATTCGGTTTATTGGACGAGTGGATGGATCAAGGTTTTGCTCATGTAGGGGTAAGTGCCAGAGAAGGCAATAATAGAGTAGAGCAGTTATCTGTAGAAAACACTCGCTACATGAGAGTATTAGGGTATAACTTAGATGAGTTTCCTAGCGACGTTGAGTGGGGGAGAGCTCAGGTGATGGAAGATTTTGATATTGCGCTTCAGTTGTTAAGAAGAGGCAAACCCTCTAAGATAAGTTATTACTATGCTCAGGGGCAAAAGTCCTCAAATGCTGCGGGAGGGTGTAGTGAGTGGAGAACTATTGACATTCATAACGCAGGTGCGGAAAAACTACATGAACTCCACCCCACTTGTGTTAAAGTGGTGGAGAAACAAACTAAAACTGCTTGGAACGGTTTACCTCGTAAAGACGTAGTTATAGGTTGGAAAAAAGCCTATAAAGAAGGTGTTGAAACTTTTGGGGAAAACTCCAACACAACAGAAAAGAAACAAACAGACATGTTTCAATAAAAGAAGGAATATAAAATGCAAGTAATAGAAGTTAGAAACGTACAGGATGCGCTTATTCGTGGTGTTGATTTACTCCACATAGAAGACTGTAAATCGGAAAGTAGAAACGGAACAGTTTATGAGGCAACAACTCCAGTGACCACCGTGTATCAGCAACCAACAGAAAGGGTTCTTTTTTGGGAAGAAAGAGACGCCAACCCATTCTTTCATTTTATGGAAGCCCTCTGGATGTTAGAGGGTCGTAATGACCTTGCCTTTGTTCAGGGTTATAACAAAGGGATGGAAAAATACAGCGACGATGGTGAAACACTACACGGGGCATACGGTTGGCGTTGGAGATCTTTTTTCATGTACGATCAACTCCCTATTATCATAAATAGACTAAAAGAAGACCCCTCAGATAGAAGATCAGTTTTACAAATGTGGGATCCTATAGAAGACTTAAATAGAAAAGGGGTTGATGTGCCTTGTAACACTTCTATTTATTTTAAAATAGACAACCTAGAACGTCTACAAATGACCGTGTGTAATAGGTCTAATGATATTATTTGGGGAGCTTACGGTGCTAATGTAGTACACATGTCTATGCTGCAAGAATACATGGCTGCTGCTATTGGTGTTCCTGTAGGGGTGTATTATCAAGTCAGTGATAACTATCATGCATACAGTGAAGTTTTTGAAGAGATCTTACAAAAATTTATAGAAAGAGACGCACTAGACTTTTACACACAAAGAAGCCTAATAAGTTCAAACCCCTATATAATAGGAGAAGTACAACCCTATCCAATGGTTAACACAGGAATACAAACATGGGAATTAGACCTATTAGGTTTTTTAGACAGAACCCCTTTTGAAGACATGGTCTTTAAGGATTCTTTCTTTAATGAAGTAGCAGTACCAATACAAGATTCATGGTGGCTACATAAATTAGGAAAAACTGACGAAGCCATGATTGAAATTCAGAAATGTGTCGCTAGTGATTGGCGAAAAGCCTGTTGGGAATGGTTCGGTAGAAGAACTAAATAATAACAACTAAAGGAGTAGCCATGATTACACAATGGTCATACAGCAGATTAAGCTGTTTTGAAAAATGTCCTAAACAGGCAGAGTTCAAATTTATTAAAAAGATTAAAGAACCTGGAAGTCCAGCAATGGACAGAGGTAAAGATATACACAAAATGTGTGAAGAATTTATAAGGGGTCAACTAGAAGAAATCCCTGCCCAAATTCAAGACTTTGAAGACGCTTTTGTTGTTTTACAACAACTGTACCTACACGGACATGTTATATGTGAAAGCGACTGGGCAATAACTAAGGACTGGGAAAAGACAGGGTGGTTTGAAGACGACACTTGGGGCAGGGCTAAAGTAGACGCTTTTGTCTATGAGGAGGGCACAAGTAAAGAAGCTCGGGTTATAGATTTTAAGACAGGAAGATATGACGGTAATCAAGAGGTCCATAAAGAACAGTGTGAGCTGTACGGGGCAATAGCTCTTAAACGCTACCCCGAACTAGAAAGCATCACTACAGAAATGTGGTACTTAGACCATGGTAAGATAGACCGCTACATATACACACCCGAAAGTATTAAAGTAAAACAAGAAAGAATAAACCTAAGGGCAATAGCAATGACCACTGCAGAAGAATTTCCTGCTAATCCATCTAAGTTTAAGTGTAAGTGGTGTTACTTTGGCAAACAGAATATGTGTAGAGAGGCAGAAGTATGACAAGACAAGGTGTAATGGAGTTTATGCTTCCTGATGTGGAGTGGGCACCGCCAACTTCTTTCCCAGACCTAACAGGGCAAAAAGAAATAGCGATAGATTTAGAAACCTGTGATCCGTGGCTTAGGAGTCATGGTCCAGGATGGGCATTTAAAGACAGGGGATATATTATAGGGATAGCCGTAGCAACTAAAGGTTGGAAAGGGTATTTCCCCGTTGCTCACCATAGTGGTGCCAACCTAGATAAAGACGTAGTTAGAAAGTGGCTACAAAAACAACTAGACGCACCTAATGATAAGATCTTTCATAACGCTCAGTACGATGTCGGTTGGTTAATGGCGGAAGGCTACACAATTAACGGTAAAATACACGACACAATGATGGCTGCTCCTCTGATAAATGAAAATGAATACAGCTATTCCTTAAACAGTTTAGGCAAACAGTACCTAAACGAAGTAAAAGACGAATCTTTATTAAAAGAAGCAGCACAAGTTTTTAGTGTTGATCCTAAGTCTGAGATGTATAAACTTCCTCCTGAATATGTGGGAATATACGCTGAGCAAGACGCTGATCTTACCTATAGAATTTGGCAGATTTTAAAGATAGGCATCAAGGATGAAGATATAACTGATATTTATGAACTAGAGAGTTCGTTATTACCTGTGCTTATATCAACCAGAAATAAAGGAGTGCTCATAGACACCGATAAAGCACAACAAGTAAAGAAACAACTTCTCAATGAAGAGAAAAAGATAATAAAAGAAATAAAAAGGTGGTACGGAATTGAACCTGACTTGTGGGCGGCACAATCTTTGTCTCAAGTTTTTGATAGAGCTGGTTTAGAGTACCCAACCACTCCTAAAACCAAAGCACCTAGTTTTGTGGCTGAGTGGTTAGAGAGACATGAACACAAACTTCCCATGGCAATAGCCAAAGCAAGAAAAATCAATAAAGCTAGAACCACCTTTATAGATAAAATGATATTAGAACATTTAGTGGATGGCAGAATTCACGGAGAATTGCATCCTTTAAGATCAGATAGAGGAGGAACTGTAACTGGTCGTTTCAGTTGTTCAAACCCTAATCTGCAGCAAGTACCTGCTAGAGATCCAATGATAGGTAATTTAATCAGAAGTTTATTTATACCAGAAGAAGGTCATCATTGGGGGTGTTTTGATTATTCTCAACAAGAACCCAGACTAACTGTCCACTATTCTGTTCTTACTCATCAAGATGGTGCAGAAGAAGCAGCAATAGAATACGAAGACGACTCCGCAGACTTCCACCAAATTGTAGCAGACATGGCTAATATAAGTCGTAAGGAAGCAAAGATTATAAACTTAGGTCTTAGTTATGGAATGGGTAAGGATAAACTAACCCAGCAACTAGGAATTAGTCCAGAAGAAGCGGAAATACTTTTTGATCAGTATCATGAAAGAGTTCCCTTTGTCCGTGGTCTAAGAGACTCTGCCTCTCGAATGGGGGCGAATCGAGGCTTTGTTAAAACGATTCTGGGTCGTAAGTGTAGGTTTAACCTATACGAACCTTTCGACCGTAGGGAAACTCCCCTTCCTATAGAAAAAGCCATGGATGAATATGGCGGTAGGCTAAAAAGAGCCTTTACCTATAAAGCAATGAACAGATTGATTCAAGGTTCAGCAGCAGACATGACTAAACAAGCGATGTTAGACCTATACAAAGAAGGGATAGTTGCGCACACTCAAGTACACGACGAATTGAACATATCAATAAAAGACAAAAAAGAGTGTGAAAAAATAATAGAAATAATGAGGGACTGCGTAGAACTAAAAGTTCCCAATAAAGTAGACGCTGAGATAGGAAAGAGTTGGGGCGAGGTTACACACTATGAGGAGTATTTCGATGAGAAAGACTGACCTTAAAACCTTGTACTTTAATATCTATATGACCTATACCAACAGCTACACAACACTTGAAGAAATCGGTAATAAGTATGATGTTTCTAAACAAAGGGTGTGGCAAATAGTTCGTTATTGTAAGTTGGGAGAAGGAAACTATTATAAAGGTCTAAAACTCTATAACGAAACATATAAAAGTTATCAGAAAGAATTTACAGACGCTGATTTAAAAACTCTTAATGCATTAATGAGAGACTGGATGAAACTAAAAAACATAAGGTTAATAAAAACAAAACAATGGGTAAAATAAATTCAAGAAACAAGGGAGCCTCTTTTGAAAGAGACATCGCTAAACGCTTAAACACCTTCTTTAAACAGAAGGGAATTGACTTCAAAGTAAAAAGAAACCTAGAGCAATACCAAGAAAAAGATTTAGGAGACTTGAATATACCCAAGCACATAATTGAATGTAAACGCTATGCCTCTGGGAATTGGTATAAAGAAGATTGGTGGCAACAGGTGTGCGCATCTTGTGGAAGCGATATTCCTGTTCTGATCTGGAAATATAATCATCAACCAATCAGGGTGTGTGTTCCTTTGTGGACTGTGGCTGGGCACAACTTTGAAAAACACGGTGAATCCCCAGACAATTCAGTCACCATCGTACTTACATTTGAACACTGGCTAGAGTATGAACTTGCCTATAATCTTTAAGATTATCCTATACTCTATACTTAGTATATATATCATAAGGGGTATGTTTAATAGTTTAAAGAAAGCATAACGCTCTCGGCTACTAAATAAAGAAAGGAGAAAAACTATGGTTGCTGCCGTAGAAACAATGGCTTATGCAGGGGAAACTCCCTGGCATGGTCTAGGTGTTAAAGTTGAAGACAACCTAACACCTCAAGAAATGCTCGTTGCTGCTGGACTTGACTGGACAGTTAGTAAAAGGCATTTATTTACCCACGCTGACCCAGACGTAAACGCTTCCGATGACCTCATCGGTGTAGAAGGTTACTCTGTGTTAGTTCGTGATAGTGATAACAAAACCTTTGGTCCATGTGGTCCAAGGTTTATACCTAGTCAAAACGCAGACGCTTTTGAATTTTTTAAGAAGTTTACTGACGCAGGACACATGAAAATGGAAACTGCAGGTTCTCTTAAAGATGGACAAAATGTTTGGGGATTGGCTAACGTCAGTAAAGACTTTACCCTTCCAGGAGACGATAGAGTGCTCGGCTATTTATTAGTGAGTGTGTCTCATAAATGGGGAAAGTCTAACGAGATAAGGTTTACACCTATCCGTGTGGTTTGTAACAACACACTGACAATGGCTTTGTCTGACAGGTCAACTCTCGGGTTTAGAATGCCTCATGTACGTGCTTTAGATAGCGAAGTATTTGTGGCTGCTGAACAAGCACTAGGGTTAGCTGGAGACAGAATGGCTGAATTTAAAGAGACTGCTGAGTTTTTAAGCTCTAAGAAGTTTGATAGAAATTCTGTCGTTAATTATATAGCCGACCTGTTTCAACCTGAACTGATAACAGCACAGGAAGAAATAGAAAAGATGAGCGATACTAGAATGATAGCGACCCGTCAGTCAATGGTTGATGAGTTTAAGCGCATACCTAGTATGGTCCATCAAGCGATTGACGAACAGCCAGGAGCTAGACTCAAATCGTCTAACGGTACATGGTGGGGAGCGATGAATGCTGTCACCTTTGTGGTCGATCATAAGTGGGGTCATGACCGAGACGCGTCATTACATAATGCGTGGTTCGGGGGTCGTGCTTCACTAAAGCAGAAAGCGATGAATAAAGCCATCGACTATGCGAGAGCTGCATAACCAGTAAGGAGGATGGTGTCATGATTATTGACACCATTCCTTTACATTAATATATATGTTTCTTAATATATCTGTATACTGGAGAAAAAAAGAATGGTAGAAACAAGAGATACGTGGGATGTGATTACTTTTGTAAACAACACTCCCTCTGGCATCGACTGGAAGAGAATCGTATTGACAAATGATTTAGAAGTCGGTAAACTAAGGGGCGGTTCAGCTAATATATATGACCCAGAAAAATACGCTCCTCCTTCATGGCTTACTCTTAGTAAAGCCACTGAACTTTGGAAACTACACACTGGGAAAAGTAAACAATTTGAAACAAAAAAGGATGCACAAATGGCTTTTTGGAAGTATTTTTATAACAAAGCTAAACAAGTCAAGGACGAAGACTTATCAATAACTCGGTTGGTTTCCACACCAGAGAAACCTAAAAGGTCTCTCGCTAGTGATTTAGTGAAACAAGCTAAAACTAAAGTGAGCCCTCTGTTAGAGAACAATAAAATCAAACCTACAGGTAAACAACCTAAGTCTGAGAAAAATGCTGCTAGATTAAAACTGTATAAAAATCAAACAGTTAAGCAGATAATAGAAAAACACCCCGACATAAAAATGGGAGATATTAAATATGATTTACGATGTGGATATGCTGAAATTGTGGGCTAAATGCAGCCCCTTAGAGCGTGTTTTTTATATAACTATAGGTAGGTATAGCCTAGCTATAAAGAATTTAATGGAGCTTAAATGCAAACCCCTCCATACCTAGTCAAAAACTTTTTACTTACTATAAAAGCTGAGTGGATGCTTGACAAAACTACTCTCGAGCTTACTAAAGATTCGATGAAAAGTTTAAAAGAATTTCAGGAAAGTGCTGGGGAGAAAGACGTGGAAAACATACTTCAAGAATACGTTACTGACCATGGTCATGATGTTTATTCTGTGCCTTTGTTTACCGAAGAGTTTTGTACTACCTTGTTAGATGAAATAGAAAACATGAAACAACACTTCAGTTTCAGTCCTAATGAGGACGAAGACGAACTCAGGCAAATACCTGAAATAGTTTTACATGAAAGATGTCCCGAGTTATTCAACTCAATGCTTGGGGTGGTCTATAATGTAATGAACCCTATCTTTATGTCCGTTTGGCAACGGTACTGTAATGGTGCAGCAACTATACAGATTGCGAACTATAATGTAAGGGATAAAAAACAAGGTGCGTGGCACCATGACCAGACCGCTGATATCAGTATGGTTGTACCGTTGAACACGGGAAACTATAAAGGTGGCGGAACGGAGTTTCACCGTCGTACAACAGTGAAGCCTTTACCGAATGGACACGCTTTGTTTTTTCCCAGCTTTACGCACATGCACCGTGGGCTACCAGTCAAAGATAAAGGAGATAGATATTTATTAGTGTTTTGGTTATACGGAGGAGGAAACGATGAATAAACCAATAAAAACCTACGACGGTTACGAAGAAATACTGGACAATGTACGAATGATTATTCGTATACATGCTCCAGAAGAATCGGTTGTAAAACTCAACAAAGAGATAAACAAGTTTGAAGACGAAATTTCAGAAATGTTATCAGGTCGTGCAGATCAGGCAAGTAATGATTAAGTATTCTTTTCATATTAGTTCTGTAGTGCTTTTGGTTTTTCTTTGCCTACTTGGCATAGTTGGTCAAACATGAAAGAAAATAAGGTAGGAATTACTTTTGGTTCTTTTGACCTGTTCCATGCAGGACATGTATTCATGTTAGAAGAAGCAAAAACTGTTTGTGATTACTTAATTGTTGGACTACAAATTGACCCAACACTTGATCGCCCTGATGTGAAGAATAAACCTGTGCAGAATATAGTAGAGAGACAAGTCCAACTGAGAGGGTGTAAGTATATAGATGAAATTATTCTATACAACACAGAACAAGAGCTTTTAGATATATTAAATACTATAAAGTGGGACATTAGAATCATTGGTGAGGAATACAAATCTAAACACTTTACAGGTAAGGAACTTTCTAGTACTGTTGCGGGTAGTGTTCACTTTAATAAAAGAAAACATGGTTTTAGTTCAACGAGTCTTAGAAAGAGAGTCACTGAGTCACAATTCTTAGCATAATAACGATTTTTGCTTTACTCTAGGTTAGAAGTAAAGTAGAGTTTATGTTTATATAAATAAAAAGGAGATGATATGCCTATTAACTTTTCTGAACTTCCTATGCGGAAACTGCTTTGGGAAGACGTTGAGCTGATTAATCAGTTAGCTGAGAAAAATAATTACAATCGACAAATTGACCTTCCTAAACTTAAGAAAGATGTTAAAAAGCAAGTTAAATCAATGGGTTACGAGAATTTTGATGAAGTGATTTTTGCTGCTAAAGAACTTATGGTTCATAAACACAAATCTGGGGAGGAGTGTGAACCACACATGAGAATAGGTATTTGGTTCCCTGATAATATATTAGTGACCGTGGACTGTGATATCCATCTCTGGGAATCTTTTGAAAGAATCAAACCAGACACTGTTTCAGAAGCCCTATCAATGAGGGTGCACTAAATTGAAACAATCTACTTTTGAAACAGGACTGCCTGTGCCTGAAATCGTTCCTCGTAATAATAAATACAACCTACATAAAATGCAAGTTGGTGAATATTTCACAATGGAAGATTGGGACTCTGAAGATGTACAACGTCTTCGAGTTGCTGTTTCCAACTACGCTAGAAGAAACGATAAGAAGTTTGTCACCAGAAAAATAGAAGAAGACGGTGATTGGAAGCTTCGTGTTTGGAGGCAGTTTTGAGTAAGAAACTAACACCCAAGCAAGAGAAGTTTGCTCAAAACGTGGCTAAAGGAATGAAGAAAAAAGAGGCTGCAAAAAAGGCTGGTTACAGTGAGAAAAATGCATCACGTGCTGGTACAATGTTAACCAGTGACGCCAACCCAATAGTTAAAGACCGTATTCATCAACTACAAACAAAAGCAGCCACAAAAGCTGAACTCACGTTGGGGAATCATTTAGTAGACCTTAAAGAAATTCGTGATGGGGCTATGCGTAATGGTGCGTGGTCTGCTGCGGTAACTGCTGAAGTCGCAAGAGGCAAGGCAGCAGGTCTTTATGTCAACCGCAGTGAGTTAACTGTTAATAGAGTAGACACCATGTCAAAAGACGAAGTCCTAGCAAGAATGAAAGAACTTTACTATGAAACAGGTGGCGTGCTCCCTCAAGGGAAGGTTATAGAAGGGGAATACGAAGAGCAACAGTAATTAAACCTTCCCCCCTATCTTTTGCTTGTCGGGATAGAACGAAGTAAAAAGCGCAGGCAAGCACCGTTGCCTTTATTCTTAAACTTATACTTTACTTTCCTTTACTTCTACCCCATACTTATAAGTATGGAAATTTATAAATATAACAACGGTGATTCTTATGAGAGCAACTTTGGTAGATGGTATTTGATGAACTCAGACGAGAAGAGAAGACACAACGAAAAACCATACACACGAGAACAAGCCAAAGACGTTTTTTATAATATATACAAAAACAAACTTGCCCACACCATAAGAATCAACGCTGATGGAATATTGGAGGATGTGTTAGTCTTGGAAGAATGAACGTTTTTCGAAAGCAACGGCATCCAAAAGCTGTGCGCCTCAGACAGCGAAATCGAGGTGAGATGTGTGTGACACCCAAGCCGTTGCACCAGTCTAAATTCTGGTTCATAAGATGGGTTAATCTCACCGCTGGGGCACTTAGATGAGAAGCTGTGTCTATTGTAGGAAAGAACTGGAACTAACCAACTATTCCTTTTATTGCTCTGACGAGTGTAAAGCGACAGCAATACAAGAAAAACACAAAAACCCTCTGTCGTTCTATGGAAATGCAAGTTCTGATTACGATAGAGATGTTCACTACAGGAGTGGTTCTATTCGCTCAATGGGGATTGAGCCTGAAATACTAGAAAAAGCAGAACAAAATGAATGTTCTCAGTACGAAGAAGATCCTAGTAGAATTATAGTAGAAGACACAGACGAACTCTTTAAAGTTGTTTTTGAAGAAATGAACAGCCCCATATATAGAAAAGTCACTACCAAACACTACACCCGTAAATACAATCAGAGAAAAAAGAATAATAAGAGTTCTCCTAGGGATCAAAAAGGATCTAGTTTAAAGTACCCTAATTATAAATATAAACTTAACCTCAATTAGGAGAAAATTATGCCAAACCACTGCTATAATCAAGTGACGATTCAGTCAACCAGAGAAGACATAGAAAATATCATGGAGCATCTACGGGGAGATGAAACCATGTTTGATTTCAATAACTTAGTGCCGATGCCCGACCTCATGGGGGACATACAAGCTGTTCATCAAGGGGAAACTACATATTATTATTCTAGAAAAACGTGGACAGAACAGTTAAATGGAGCTAAAGATCCATATTTATCTTTCCCTGACTTAGATTGGCTGAAAGAAAATAAAATCGATCCCTTCACTATCAAACGGCTAGAGAATCAACACGGCACGGCTGATTGGTATCAGTGGTCTATAGATAATTGGGGTACTAAGTGGAACGCTTACGACGTGGAATATTCTGTCGGTCCAATCCCTAATGCTACAAATATTAAAGAGGGTAGGCAGGTGGTTTATAAACTTGCTACTGCATGGGCAGAACCAAGACCTGTTATCAATGCACTTATGCGCTATCTCGCTCAACCTGGATTTGACCAAGACCTAGAAATGAGATGGCGGTTTGAGGATGAGTTAGAAAATTTCAACGGTGAAATACGAAACGGTGACGAGGAGGTTTAAGGCTTGGTAATCGAAAGTCCTTGTATTATGTCAAATCAAAAAGAAGAATTCAACTACAGAAGATGGTTCTGGATCTTGATGTGGACACTCGTCGTACAGACTTGGGCTTTCTTCACCAACTAGATGAAGTGGCGACTTAATCTAACGGGATGGATCATTTGGGGACTAGGTGTTTATATTCTACTAAGAGTATTAGGATCATGCTAGGGACAATATTTAATCACGTTTATATTAGAGGGGTATGTTAATTAAACTAACGAGGAAAATAAAATGGCGGAATACAACGCAATATTAGTCGACCCATTTACTCAAACCACTAAAGAAATTTCAGTGACGAGTGACTATAAACAATGGAAGGAGATACTAGAAATAAAGTCTCCTATAGACGTGGTGACCCTTAACTCAGAAACGGCAGTCATTGTCGATGACGAAGGGTTATTTAATGAAGACACCCGATACTTCAAACTACCTGACTATCACCAACCACTCGCTGGTCGTGCTCTCGTGGTAGGTATAGACGAGGACGGTGAAATTATGGACTATAACTCAGGAGTAAACGAATGGTTCTTCCCTGAGAAAATAGAGTGGATGCCTGAAGGTTTCAGTGTCTCTCCCGAGTCGACCTTTATACCTTTTGATAACCTAGAGGACATGTTTGCCTTGCTTGAAAGGAGTAAGTAATGGAACTATTAACATGGATGCTGTATTTGCCGTGGAACCTGCTTAA